AAACCTCTACCGTTTCCTACTATATTCTTAAATTTATTAATAGTAGTAAGTTTAGCACGAGCAGTAGTCATTTCTCCCACAGAATTAGTAAAAATATCTAAATGAACATGTTCTAACGGATTATTTTCTGAGTCATAAACTACCGCCATAAACTCAGGACTATTAGTTAACAGTGAAATATCTGCCCCACCTAATTTAAAAGTCAATTCCCAATCTGTTACTTGGTTTGGAGTAGGATTAGGCATTATCCTGTTATCTGAAAGAATATATCCAGATTGAACATCTTGAGAACCAATAGGGATACCGTTATTGATAAAGTAAGAATATTTACTATCTATAGGGTCTTCTGCTTTAAATGTATCAGCATCAAAAGCAAAGAATTTATATTCCTCTGTGCTAGGAATTAATGTAGATTGCTTACCATCTTGCAATTTGAAGTTTACTACTCCAGATTGTCTTTTATCATACACTTCACCATAACAAGTCATTCTAGACCTTACTCCATCATTAGGCGACATTCCTGCCTCAGGTACATACACAAAAAATCCCTGCGTTTGGTTAAAAATATCCTTACGAGGATTCGTTTCTCCCCACTTATCCACTGCCAAAGAAGGTAAAACCGCCTCAATATGAGCCTTAACTGTACCTGTGATACTATACTCATAAGTCTTCTCTATGGTGGCATTACCTGTAGGTCCGAAAGTAAAATAAGCTGGCATAGTTCCTGTCGCAGTGGTAACCTTCATTCTAAAAGTACTATGGTCAAGAAGATTAGGGTCTCGCATCTTATCCCCAGACAACCCATTAATAGTAATATCTACTGCTAATTTTCCAGAATAGGTTAAATACATTCTATCAACAGTAACATCAATTTTCTCTCCTCCACCTGTAGATAATCCAGCTAATTTATCATCTAAATATTTCTTCTGAACATACTGCTCATCTTTTGTAGGCTCGTAGTATTTAGAACTAGAAAGTCCTGCATTAATATCAAGACTTAAAGTGTCTGCATTACCTCCAGTTTGATTCAATTCCACCTTAAATTCAGCGTTATTTAACGCTAAAGTAAGTCCATTACTATCTGAACCCCAAGCCTGATATAATATACCTTCTGTACTTGCTTTAAATCCTGCTCCTACAGCATGGCTTGGAGCATCCGTATTAAAGTCTATACCTTTAGAATCTGCTCTGAAAGAAGCATCCATGTAGTTTCCATTAACCTCTACATTACTAGAAGATATTAAACCATCCTTACTTACATGTAAAGTATAAGATTCTCCATTTGGTTTATATCCTTCATATCGTAAAGATTCTTTTTTAGCACTTAAAGTATAATTATCTGTAGTTGTATCTCCGTCTTTAACTACTAATTCTCCCTTTATCTCCTTACCAGCTAACTCATTTCCTGTGGTTAAAACTTCTTGTAAGGCTGGTGTTGTTCCTGTTCCTGCTGTGCCTGAACTAGAGCTGCCTCCTTTCACTTTAAGGACTTTTCCTTTCTCATCAGTGACATATAGTTCTGCTTCTGATGCTGATACCTGTTGTGCAATAATGGTATCTTTCTCTGTAATGATAGTGTTTGGCGTTGGCGCCGCCTCTGTTAGAGGTCTTGTTTGTAATTCTACAATTCTCATATTTTTGTTATTTAATAATTGTTACTTAAAAGGTTTCCCTGAAGCTGTAGGTTTAATGCCGAGTATCTTCTGCCATTCAGCTACCTGCCCCTCTGTCAGTCCTGTAGCATCTGCATTAGCCTTATTGGCTAACTGGTCGGCATCGGCTTTGCCAGAAAGTGTTGTGCTAAGGTCTTGGATGTTTCCCTGTGGTATAAGTTCATCCTTATGCAGGTATGAATCCATCCAGCTCCAAAACTGCTCCTGCGTAGGCTTAGAGCCTGTTTTAAACCACTGTTTTATTGTATTTATCGCTGTTTGTGCCATAGTCTTAAATTTTAATCAAACCCTATAAACTCAATGAACTTAATGATTTTGTAAGGAGGCATATTGTTGTGAGGCTGATTTCCTCCAAATTTTAACTCCATTTGTTCATGAAGCCATTGTGACGCTCCCCCTGCAATTTGCGCCTGTCCTCCGCTTACTCCTCTTACTACTCCTGTACCAAGTCTTGTCATGTGTGTGACTGTTTCAAAACCACCTTCTATCACAGGGAGTTCTTGAACCTTAAGCTGGTGTGTTTTTTCTCCATCATTTTTTAGCAATTCGCTAAAATCAGTATCGTCTGGATTCCAGCCCAGAGGCATTCTTCCCCGTAGGTCGGTGCACTCTTTCCAGCCCTCTGGTATAGGCTCGCTGGCTGGTTTCCCCCAGACAGCAATTAAACCGATTGGAATTGGACTTTTTTTGTTTTCCAGCGCTTTAATTCTTTTTTCAAAATCAGCGTTTTTCACTCCTTGTTGTATCAGATTATCTACACGCTTAAAGTCCTCCCATTTAAAAGTCTTTTCTGGCGTGGAACTTCCGAATCCTGCGTATCTTTTGTAGATAACTGGCTTCGTTGCTCCATCTTCAAATACTCTGCTTTCTGTCTCTTCCTTGATAATAACATTAGTTGAGATGCTTCCGCCTTTGAACTCTAGAAGTTCGCCGTTAATGTATACCGCACCATCGCTCACTGTATTTCCAGTAATGACACAGCCCGAAATGATGACCAACTCTCCCGCGAGGCTTCCCAAGTGGTTAAACAGTGAGTAAGCCGTCTGCACCGCATCCAATATGTTAGTAGACATTGGGAATCCTCCCGTCTGATTGAAATTTAATTTATTCATACTGCTATAATGTCTGTTTTCATTTTAATAAGTTTCTACTTTGTATCTTTTTGAAGCTAGTTTGTAAAAGTCAATGATGTAGCGCATTTCGTAATCATTATACTGCAGTTCTGCAGGAACCAGCACGATAAAATCTACTCCCGTATCGCCATAGTCTGCATCATCCCGAAGATACATCACACCTAAATACTTAGGCTTTTTCTCGCCGTCTGTGTAGATATACTCTCTTTTGTAACGGTTTCCTTCTGCTATTTTTATCCGCCTTAATGAAATATCAAATTTGTCATTAAGTGCAGCGCGGAGGTAGCACACCTGCCCATTGTGAGCGAGGTTGTAGAGGTTGGCATTTCGGTTTATATTAAAATCATCAGCAACTTTGATAAGTGGATAATGAAGCACCCGAAGCCATGCCGATAGCTTTTCCCTACGGAGGAAAGTCGGAGTTAAAAGGCTTGTCAATTTTGGAATGTTCAGATTAAACCACATATTCAATGTTGTTAAAGTTTTCTATTTTGAAATAACCACTTACAGGGATTTTCTTAACCTCTATGGTTTCATAACCTCCGTAATCATTTACCCCAGCATCTATCCACTTACTTTCAGCGAGAATGATATGTGGGATTCTTACTCCCTCTACCTGTTGGAGAGCATCCACCAAGTGTGCAAGGACTAATTCTCCATCAAATGGTAAATTCTTCAAATACTCTTTAATGGCATCTTCTACCGGCTTTTTCCCTGTTATGATGCTTTGTCCGTTTTCATCCAAAACCAATGGGTCTCGGTAGATTTTCATCTGCAGTTTGAGAATATCGGGCAGATAATTGATAACTGTAATTCTTACCCCTGCATCTTTGATTTCGTTAATGTAAGCATCAAAAGAGGCTTTTTGTCCCAAACTGATAGGTTGGAGTTCTCCACCCTGTTCAGTAGCAATCTTGACAATCAATCGGCTCTCTGCGTCTGCTTCTGTTACTGCTGAAAATTTTACGATTTTAGATGCAGAAATTTGGTCTTCAGTAAATCCTTGATTATTGAATTTATCCGTATCTGGAATTAAATCAAAACCATACTGAAAGGCTAACGCCTTGTTGCGGTACCAGCGTGCCGTGTGTGGCTTTAGTTGAGTTAAAGCCTCCAAGACTTCCGCTTTGTGCTGGTCAAAAATCAACTCTAAGGTATAAATCACAAATGCTGTGATGTACGCCCAAAGCTTCCATATTGCCACCTTGCTGGCGGAGGTAAGCCCTGCAAGAGCTGGCTCTGATTCCTTCGCCTTAATGATTTCGTTGTTTATTTGTTCTATACTTCTTGCCATTATTCTATTAGTTTGGGTTGTAAGCTCTCTATTCGTTGTTTGCCTGCTTGAAAATATTCTTGGTCTATCTCGGTTGCAATGCCTTTCATTCCCATATTGTGAACGGCTTCCATACAACTCATACTTCCTGCAAAGAAGTCGGCTACTACTACCTCATTGCGGGGTTTGTCTTTTGGGATAACCAATGCTAATAAACGCTCTAATAGACGAACGGGTTTCTGAGTGGGGTGAATGGTGTTGTAGTGGTCGCGTACTTGCTTGATGATTGTTTTTTCGTTGAGACCGTATTCCATAGCTTGAACAACAGCAGTACATCTATCAAGTTCTTTTGTTTTATCAGCAGTTGTCTTATGTTTCCTTTCAAAAGTTTTATCTTCATAGTTTCTGATGATACTTTTTTCATTTAATCCATATTGAATAGATTGCATCACATTCACACAACGGTCTCCTGTTTGTGTTTTTTGTGTTACAACCACATTATGTTTAGTAATCGTCTCACAATTACATCTATCAGTTCTAATGGGAGTGTCTGTAGGAACTTTGTTATTTTCCAAAAATTCCAATACAGCATTAAAAGATTTTGTGTTCTTAAAAGTTGTTTTGAGTCTTTTTATATCGGTTACAATACTATCTATATCGTGTCTTTTCATTTCTAAATAAGGTACTTTTACCTTATTGATACCACCCTCTTTTTTTGTAAGGATAGATATAGTTTCGTGTATGCGAGACATAGGCATTAACGGACTTGAAACATAACTTTTATTCCAAATAACTTCCTCTTTAAAAACAAAGCCTAAGCCGTCTAATATGGTATTCCAACGGTAAAATGAAGTACCACGCCCAAACATCACAATAAAGCCTTTCTTAGTAAGTAATCGTTTACATTCGGCAAAAAACTTTTGTTCATCAAAAGGGCGTTCCAGCTTTTGTTTTTTGAGGTAAAGATAAGGTGGGTCTATACAAATTACATCAATACTCTCATCGGGGAGGGTTGCCATTACCTCCAAGTTATCGGCATTATAAAGTTGTATATTTTTCATTTTTTTTCTAACTTACTTTAAAATCTGTTTGAATAACCCAATATCCTATACCTTCTAATCTTTCCTCCTCTGGAAGCATTATTACTGCTGTGGCAGGTTGAAGCCTTTTTGCGGTGTAATAATTCAGCACATCACTGTCTTTATTCGCACTGTCTGGGAGTTTAATTTCAGTCCCTACGGGCAAATCATCGGTCAGACTCAGCCCATTCGCTACTGCAAGAGCAAAGGTGTTTTCCACCGCTCCTGTGTGCTGTATGGCTATATCTAAAAGTGATTGTAAGGGTAAAACATTAATTTTCATTATATTGAGCTGTGATGTTCATTTCTAAATTTTTTCCTATACTGATTGCGTCTACACTCATGCCATCAATACTGAACTCCTGCCTTATTTCACGGGCAAAATCATCAGGCTTGTGGGTTTCTAAATATTTTCTTGCACCAACTCCTCGTTTAGGATTAGCTTTAAACTCTCCCTTGTCTGATAAAATCAGTAGTTTTTGGTGTTGTGCGGTGCTTTCTCCTATGGAAAAATCACCATTTGTAAGCACGAAATCAAGGTTTTCGTCTAACAATATATCTTTTGGCATATTATATTATTTTACCTATTCCTTTCTCTATAGTCGTTCCTGATGAGCCCGTAGTAGTCAATTTTATTCCACTGTTTACTTCTACCTTTCCGGACTTTACAAAAACTTCTATTGCATCACTCAGTTTTTCTGCTATTCTCTCTACAGAGTTATTGTAATTTGTTTCTTCTCCTTGTTCAAAAGTGAAAATTTCAATAATAGAGGCTTTCAGTGTTGCCTTATCTAATCCTTGACCCATTTTAAATTTATTTTAAAAGCTCTTTAAACTCATTTTTTAAACTCTCAAACTCGGCACGGTTAATCAGCATAATGGTAGGTCCTGTATTGGTTGTAAATCTCATTTTTAGAATCGCCTCAAAGAGTTTGTCTATCAGTTCCGCCATATTCTTGTTATTGGCAGATATATGAACCTTGTCTGTAAGCTCTACCTTTGTAGTATCTGTTACCCAAAGGAACTTGTCCACTTCATCACAAGCTATAATCATCCAGTCATCATCATCTTCAATTCTTACCACTAATACTAGTGAGCCTATTTTAGGTATCTGTAAAAAGCTCTTTTTCCCCGTCAATACAGGGCGTAGTCTTACTTCTGGTATTTCTTGCCCGTCTTCATCTTCCAGCACGCATGTTGCTTGGTTCTCATTTACGGATTTTACCTTAGCAATATTACTTACTGCTGGTCCCGATGAACTCACTAAATCTCCAAGCCTTTCTCTTATATCTCCTATTGTCATTTTGTAGGCATTAATAGTCCAAGTGTTAATGTCTGTCGTCCTCCTCCTTCTCCAAACTCCCCAGATACAGTGTCTACAAAGTATCGCCCTTGTCTTTCATGGAATACTTTATCGGTAATTTCACACACCATCCCTTTCTCCGCATAAGGCACCAGGAATATAGTTACATCTCCCTCATAGCCTCTGTAATTTTCTTTGCTTTCCAGCCTTTGAGCTATTTCTTTCAAGAACTGGGCGGGAATACCTGCCTTTATCTTTACCTGCTTCTCATTGCTGTATTTATCTATCTGTTGTCTTGCTTTTCTGTGTTTTGTTGTTTTTTTCTTTGAGTTTTTATCATCAGATTTCACTTTCTGAACTTCACCAGCTTGGTTTTTTTCTTTGATGACAATCTTCATATTTTTATCTACTTCCTTTTTCTTCAGACCATCATCTTTAACAGAGTTCCATCCTAAATGGACTTTAATTTCATCTTGTTTTTTTCCAAATAAAGTCCCCACATACAGCTCATTAAAATTAAAATAAACCGAGAGTTTGCACTCTTTTACCAGCCATTCTAAAACTTGTATTCCTGTAGCATTTTTAAAGCGTACATTTTTCAGCGGAATATCTGGCATTTCCTTGGAAAGTAAAATGTCCGTTCCAGCGGTTACATCCTGTAATAATTTCTTTACCGTTACAGAGGTGTAAGTTCTGCTGAATATAATATCATAGAGCTGGTAACTGTATCCCTCACATTCCACTTCTACAGGTATCCCCATATTAACCCGCTTGACAAAGCCCATAAACCGAGTTTCGTTTTTTCCATCATAACCAAGTTTAACAGTTACTTTATCATCTTCTTTAAAGGCATAAACTTTTTTATTATCCTCTGCATTTGCTGTCGTAGTGGCATCTGTTTTAAGATATTTTGTCCTTGGAAGCGAAATCGTACAAGTATCAGTAAATGAATTAACCGAAGTCTTCCAGGTTACCTTATTCGCCTTAACCTTAATTCCTCCTATCTCTATATCACTAGTTAGATAAAACATGTTAATTGGTAATGATTAAATCTTCTATATAATCTGTTTCACAACTTATCATAAAAGGGCGTATCCAATATGCTTTGCCTTGTACTTCTGGGAATTCCAGAGTCTCGATGGCCACTCGACAGCTTTTCTCTAAAAAAAGCTCTGGATAACCTCCGTGAAGCTCTACGGGTTTATCAGATTCAAAGAGTTTTTGAAGCTTCATTATGTCCTCCTCGGGAAACTTTCTTCCTTTCCCGATAAGAAAACCACGAATGGTAAATCTGTAGTCATCAATATTAAAACACTCTTTTACAGTGCCTCTACGCTCGCTTACAGGTGTTCGCACAATTGTTTTTGACAGATTAACTGATACCGTGCAGTTTTCTATCTCAATAGTTCCGCTATCAGCATTACTGAGTGAAATAGGAAACCATATATCATGCCCGTAGGCTCCTATTTTATTGAGTGCTATGTTATTCCTATTGTAGTGGATAGTACCTTTTGGGTGTGGATTTTGAGCAATTCCCGAATAAGTTACATCCTGCGTCAGTGGTTTGTCTGAATCTTTTGGCGTAACATAATAAGGGGCTTTCCCGAAATAGGTTTTATAAAGCTCGTGTAAATCAAATATTGTTATCATACTGTCTTGGCTCCGTTATATAATACCCTTGCTAAACACTCTAATGTTATTTTTTCTAATTGCTCGGCGCTTTCCGCTCCATTCATTGTGGTAAATTGGATATTATCAAAGAATTTACCTACATGGATATTGACTACTTTTGGGCCACCTCCTGCAATGGTATCACCAGCTTTTTTCTCTGATGTTTTGTTTTTCTTTTTCTTGTCCTCTGCCGCTCCAATGGAAGTGTCTTTAAATCTTGTTAAATCTGCATGGTAACTTAAATCCTCAGGAGGTTTTGGAAGGTTATCAGGCGGGTTTATTTTAGTGTCTATCGTTACTGTCTTTCCTGCTTCATCAGAGAACCAACCTTTGACAAACTTATAAGCCTCATCAATTCCAGATAAGATAGGTTCGAGAACATTCTCCCATAACCAGACAAGTTTTTCTCCTATCCAACCAATAACATCCAAGATATTACCTAAAAGCCACCCGATGGCTCTAAATACATCTTTGATGATTTCAGATTTAGCTATCCATTGTGCCACTCCCATAATGATTTTTGAAACAGAGACAATAATGCTTTTAGTAAACTCCCAAACTCGATTGAAATACTCCGAAGCGATTGCTATCCAGTCGCTCCATTCTCCTGTGCCAGTAGTAAGATTTGAAATATAATCTATTGCTTGTCCTAATCCATCAGAAATAGCATTGATATAAGGCTGTAATTGTTCCAGCATTGGGGATATGTTTTGAGCGAACTTTATTCCAAGGTCTAAAAACTTATTGACAATAGGAGAAAAGGCATCTCCAATGTCGGTTAAGCTGTCTGCAAACATTCCTTTCAATGTTCCTAATTTCCCTGCCATGGTTGCAGATTGTGCCTCTAAAGCACCCTCGTAAAGCCCACCTTTATCCCTTGCCATAGCAAGAGCCTTTGCCAGCTGGTCATAGGTAACATCCATTTCCTTAACTTGGTCGATGCTCTTTCCTGTACTTCGGGAGAGCATTTCATAGATGTTAATTCCGACCATACCAAACTGGCGGATGTCCATTGATGTTGCTTTTCCTACGGTCTTAATCTGTTGCATGTTTGCTGCCATTCGGGAAAGCTCATCATTTCCACCTCCTACAGCAGATATGGCATTAGCGAGGTTCATTGCGTCTTCCCTGGCATCTTTAGCGTTCATACCCGCAGAGATTAAAGCTCTGTTAGCATCTAAAAGACTATCTGCGTCAAAAGTGGTTGATTTAGCATCTTCCTTAATTCCTTTATACGCCTCAGTAGCGCCTTCTTTCCCTAAAAATGTAGAAAGCCCCGCAATTGATTGTTCTTTCTGCATACTTGCTGAAACAGCACCACCAATACCATCTTTTACCAATCCAAGAAAAGCAGAGCCAGCGTTCATCGCAAACTGGGCAGCTAAAGTGCCTTTAAAAACACTACCTAAACCTCCTTCTTTTGAAGTTGCACCTCCTCCTGTATTTCCAGCATGTCTTGAAGACAAGCGCTGCAGAGAGGCAAGCTCCCTGCGGGCTTCTCTTATCTGGGAGGGAATAGTAGAGTTTCTGATTACATTTTCAGCATCTCGTATTTTCTTCTCAATTTCTGAAAAACTCATACTGAGTGTCTTATTTCGACCCGTAACATCATTAATATGCCTTCCCATACGGGCGAAGGTGCTTTGAGAAGTAGAACTTAGCCTGCTAAGTCCTCCACTCATGACATCTTTCATCTTTATGGCAAATTCTACAATATTACTCATCTCTATAATTCACTTTTGATTGTGCTTTCCAAATTTCAAGGGCAATACCTGTGCGGTAGAAAAATGTTTCTTCGCCCCATTCTTTTAAGGCATTTGCCCCAAATTGCATACTTCCGAATACAATTAAATAGTCTATTCCTGCTCTTTCTTCTTTAAAATCCTTTTGCCCTTTTTCACTAAGCGCGAAAAAACTCGGCTTTCTTTGTCTCTAAGATGTTGTTCATCTGGAGGAATACCGATATAAACATATCTTCATCATCTATCAGTTCAAAATCTCCATCAATCCACAACTGCTCAATTATCATGGCTACAGCCTTACTCATCCCATTAGTGCCGATAGCTGTCATATAATCGCCCAGGTCATCTGCTGTTGGTGGTCTAAGAATTGCCCTATAATCACCTACAGCAATATAAATTAGTGGTCGCCCTCCATATTGAGATTTGTATTCATCTAATTTCTCTTGTGTAAACCTATCAACAAAAGGCTGTAGGTTAATTTCCTTTTTAGGTTTTTCTTCTAATTTTTTATCCTCTTTTGCTTTTCGTGCAGCAAAAGCTCGGTTTAATTTTTCTTTGCTCATTTTTCTTTAATTTTAAAGTACTGTATGGTCTATGTTCATTGCTAAAAAAGGAAGGGAAATCTCTCTATATTTAGCATTCTGCTCTAATTCACTACCTGCTTCAGTAAATGCCACCCCCGTAGCCGTATAGGTTTTTATCGGGTCGGCAAGACTTTTCTTATAAGAACAAGTAATAACAATCGCTTCGTGAGGCACTTCGGTGATATCTGAATATTGGGCTACTTGTGCTGCCTTATTAAGAGCATCTAGTTCAAAACCTAATATTTTGATACTTCCTTCATACTTTACATTACCATCCATGATGTCTATTGGCTGACTTCCTGCTGCGTATAAGTGTTCTTTTTCTACTGTCTTTTTAAAAGAAAATCCACGAAGCCCCTTAATTGTTCTGCCTAAAAGCTTGACTTCAAACTTTGACCAGGCACACTCTTTTGAGGTTATATTTACATTTGCCATTTCTTAAATTGTTTTTGTTAAACCAAGGTTTACCACAATCCAGCTCAAATATCCAAGAGGTTGTATTTTTACCTGAACTGACAGCTTACTAGTATTAATGATGTCTTGCTCCACTGGAACAATCACATCAACTCCGCTGATTTGTTCTTCCATATTGGAGCGGATTTGAGACTTTATCAAATCTTCAATATATTTAGCATCAGTAGCATGAATATTGCCGTTAGCTTCCATTCTTACAGAAGTTTCTAAAAACGGAGTTGTTGTTGCTGCTGCTAATCTTTGCGCCTTATCTATCAGTCTGCCATGCACGAGAATATGGAAATCATCTTTTCCTGCCATTTTATCAATCCCAAAGAAATACCCTGCGGCACCATCTCTCCTATGAAACAGGATATAACCTGCATCACTAAAATTGTCTAGTTCTGTAGGGGTAAATTCTTCTAAAACACGATTGCCAATATATGCCTGTGTAATAGAGAGTACACCATTTTGTCCATTGCCGAGTTTTACATGTGCTCCATACTTACAAGCCCTAGCAAGAGCCAGACCTCCCGAAGCAGAGTTATCCTTTTGGCTACCTCCCAAGATTACTCCTGCAAAGGTATTTTCTCCATCTACTGGTTTATAGAATGGATTAGCAGAAAGATTAGCTACTCGTCCCTCGATGAGAAGTCTAACAGGACGGTTAATAGATTGCTGATATTCACACAACGGTTTAGATTTAGTTATTGCTTTCTCTACATCAGAATCTAAGAACCCCGTTCCTGGTGTGTAAGAATCTGCAGGGTTTCTGCTGACAAAAACGATATTAACACGCCCCTGGGAAAGAGTGAGCATTTTTTTCAGACCATTAGCATTGGTTGCTGTAACCATCTGCTCCATGGTCATGGTATCTTCCACTCCCTGTACCCACAGTTCCTGGTTTCCGCCAAGTTCATCGTAAAACTCTTTGATATGACGATGCAAATAAGGTTCTGCGGTTTCTGTGTAGCCTTTTTCTACAGCATCATCATAGGAATACACCGTTTGTATTTTACCTATCAATGATGAAGTCTTCGCTGTACCAATGATACCTGCCGTGCTGTCCAGCACAGGCACCTGTCTCTGCAGATTACCTTTGCTGATATTAACAATTACTTTTGGTGTTCCTGTTGCCTGCATTATTTTCCTAATTTAGTTTTAAACTCTGTAAGCGCACTGATTAAGTCTTCTGCGTTTGCTTTTCCTCCTACCTCTAACTTGAAGTAAGATGCTAGAGACTTCATCTTGTTATAATTCTTGGGAATTAACTCCAAGTTTTCAAGCTCTTTTATTTTTTCTGTGCCTTCTCCAATTTGAGTACCTGCATCTTCCGGGGTATTGTCTTCGCTATTATAGGTATCTGGTGTATCGGGAGACAATGGCTCTTTTTCATTATCTACTTTGTCCTCATCAGCAGAGTTCTGGTCTGCCGATTCTTCGGCCTCCCTGCGGGTAAAGGATTCTATGGTTCTATCTTCTAGGGTAGAAGCAAAGCTCTCTGCTCCTTCTTTTTTGTGAAATACCCTGCCATCAGCAGTGATATGACATTCGTTGCTGTGATGACGAGAAAAATAATCTATCGCAGCAGCTGTATGCTTTTTCATAATGTTTTAAATAAATTTTAAAGTTATTTTAAATGACCTTTTTCCATTTTAATATTCCTGTAAGGACAAAGAGTGCCAGGATAAGTATAAATATTCCTCCAAGACACATCAGTCCTTTATGATACCACTTAAAGGGTTTTTCTATATAAATGGGAATCTTTTGGCTCTCATGTTCCTTTATAAACTTGTCATAGAGTTTAAGAGCTAATTTTTCGGCTTCCGCCTTGCAGTCTATTGTGAGTTTGTTCCCACTTAGTGTTACCTCTGGAGGCTGTAATATCCTGCCTTTTGGTGGGTTTTTATAAATGGTTCTAATCTTAGGCGTTCCTCCCTCTGGGCAGTCTATCATGACCTCAGTCCTTACGCTGTCCCTCTGAGTTACTACCACGGTGTCTCTTACGAGGGTTTCCTTGGTAATGGTCTTCGTGTTCTCTATGATTAGCGGTTCTGCAGGCTTCCTGCTTCCGCAGGAAACCGCAAAAACCAATGCTAAACAGATAGATATGATTTTTAAATATGCATTTCTCATTGCTGTAAATTATAAATGTTCGTATTCTTCTTTTGCATTAAATGAAGGACAAGCTTTTTTCACACCTGGAAAGTCTCTATGCCCTTGGATAATTGCCTTTGGAAACTGCTTTTTTAACTTTTTAAGTAAGCCAAACAATGCCCTTTTTTGGGCTTCCGTTCTGTTATCAATAGGTTTATTCTTACTATCTACACCTCCGATGTAGGAGATGTTGATACTTACCGAATTAAACCCTTTGACTCCATTGGACACTTTCTCTATCTCCAATAGCTGGACTACCTCTCCATTAGGTTTTATAATAAAGTGATAGCCGGGCATCTTCCAGCCTAAATGAGCTTTCCAATAATGCTTAATGCTCTCTACAGATGTCGTCTGGGGCGTAGCGGTGCAATGCACGGCTATGTACTTTATTTCTCTCATTTTACGCTTTTTGAACAATTGCTA